GGGAAGGTCACTAAAGGACCGAACTATAAAGCTCCTGATCTTGAAGACTTGATCACATGACTTTATGGATGCCGGGAGATACCCCACCTCAAAATGCACGTACTGTACTGGCTTATGTAGGTGCAGGGAATGTAGCCACAGTGTACTACGAATACAATAAGTGGGTATGGGGAGGAGGACATGAGATGTCTATTCCTCCTTTGTACTGGATGGATGTAATTCATTTAATGAAAGAGATACCAACATGAGTACAAGTAACTTAAAAGCTTTAGAATATAAGTTAATTACTACAAGTGTTAAGTTACAAGAGTTAATAAATAAGTACCCTTACAATAGTTTAGTACACCAAGTGTTAGTACAGTTTAAAAAAGATATGGATGGAATTGGAAATAACAATGAGTAATATAGGACACAACAGCTACGGACCACAGATACAAGCATGTGATGACTTACATGCACAGAAGTATCGACTACCTAATGAGTCATTCAATGAGGCATGTGCAAGACAGGCAGGAGCTATGTCTGACGATGATGAACATCGTAGTGCCTTCAAGAAAATCTTACTTAACCAACGGTACATGCCAGCTGGTAGAGTACAGGCAGCAATGGGGTCACCAAAGAATGTCACAGCGTACAACTGCTTCGTTAGTGGCACAATTAGGGACAGCATGGACAGCATCATGGACAAGGCTAAGGAAGCCGCTGAGACAATGCGTCGAGGAGGTGGGATTGGCTTTGACTTTAGTCGGATACGTCCTCGTAATGACCGCATCGTTAGTCTGGATAGTTCCGCTAGTGGCCCTGTTTCATTTATGGCTATCTTTGATAGCGTATGTAACACGATAGTAAGTGCAGGACACAGGCGTGGTGCTATGATGGCAGTGTTACGTGTTGATCATCCTGACATTGAAGAGTTCATACGTGCTAAGAAAGACTCAACTACCCTCACTAACTTCAATGTCTCTGTTGGTGTGACTGATGAGTTCATGGACTGTGTAGCTAAGAAGAAGATGTTTAACCTAGAGTTTGAGGGGCGTGTGTACCAATCTGTAGATGCAGCTGCACTATGGGATGAGATCATGCGTAACAACTGGGACTGGGCTGAGCCGGGGGTGTTGTTCCTTGATCGTATCAATGATGACAACAACCTACAATACGCTGAGACTATTGAAGCAACTAACCCATGTGGTGAGCAGCCTCTGCCTCCATACGGTGCATGTTTGTTAGGTAGCTTTAACTTAGTTAAGTATATGTATCGTAGTAATCAACATAAAGACTACTACTCTTTTGACTACCAACAGTTTAAGATGGACATACCTAATGTTGTACGAGCTATGGATAATGTTATTGATAGGACTCAGTATCCTTTAGTAGCACAAGAGAAAGAAGCTAAAGCTAAGCGGCGTATGGGACTAGGTATTACAGGATTAGCTAATGTACTTACTCTTCTAGGTATTAAGTATGGTTCTCCTGAGGCTGTTAGAGTTACTCGTAAGATAACTAAGACACTGATGTGTGGTACTTACGAAACCTCTGCTATCCTTGCTAAAGAAAAGGGACCGTTCCCTTTGTATACAGAAGAGTATCACGATAGTAAGTTTATCCAACGACTACCACTAGACATACAGGATTTAATTAAAAGATATGGTATCAGAAATAGTCACCTCACCTCTATCGCCCCTACTGGTACTATTAGTTTCACTGCTGATAACATTAGTAGCGGGGTGGAGCCTGTATTCAGCAACCAACTGGACCGAACTGTCCAAACAGAACAAGGCCCTATCATCGTTCCGCTCAAGGATTATGTATACAATACGTATGGCCTTAGGAATGTAGAGGCAGACGATCTGTCTACTGATGATCACTTAGATATGCAGATAGCTGTGCAACCATTCGTTGACAGTGCTGTGTCTAAGACGATCAATGTATCAGACAAGGTAACCTTTGATGAGTTCAAAGATATCTATATGAAAGCATGGAAGGGTAAGCTTAAGGGCTGTACAACCTTTAGGCTTGCTGGTAAAAGATATGGGATACTGAATAAGGTAGAGCCACTAGAGGAACCAATAGAGGGAGCAGCTTGCTTCATTGATCCAGCAACAGGTAACAAGGAGTGCGGTTAAGATGCGATTAGTATTAGTTATGGTTATGGGTGTGGTGTTAGCTGGTTGCGGCATCACACCTAAGTACGAGACAGGAACTTTAGTGTGGGCAGGGTGTCACAGGGTAGAGCAGAACCCTTCACCTGAGGGTAGCAGAGCTATGTTACTACTGTACAATCTAAACAAGGGTGACAAGATGTATCTACAACAGATAGATGATGCTGGAAATGCTAACGTAACTGTAGGGGAACCATGTAAATGAAACGAGTGTTTGCATTAATAGTACTTGTGTGGGCCTTTATATCACTAGCAACACTAGGGGCTTGGGCGGCACCTGTACAGACTGAACAAGATTGTTTAGCTGAGGCGGTATACTTTGAAGGGAGAGGTGAGCCTTTTATAGGACAGATAGCAATAGCTAATGTAGTTCTTAATCGTACAACAAAAGATATATGCTTGACTGTACATGACAAACGGTGTATATTTTCTTATTGGTGTGACGGTAAGCATGAGCTTATGAAGGATGTTAAAGCTAAAGAGACAGCGTACACAGTAGCTAGGTTAGCATTAGATGGTGCAGTAGTAGCTCGCTTAGACGAGGCTACTCACTACCATGCTAACTACGTCAACCCTTACTGGTCTGGTACTCTTGAGTACATGGGCCAGATAGGTAAGCACTTATTCTACAAGTAAGGAACAACAGAATGAAATGGAATGATATGACAATGAATGAACCAGACCCAATCGTAGCTATCGTAATGAAACGTATGGCAGATCGGAGTGCAGAAGGTATTAAGAAGTACGGTAAGACTATGATGCGTACTGATGTCAGTACAACTCAGTGGATTGATCACGCCATTGAAGAGTTACTTGATGGTGCTATCTACCTAGAGCGTGTGAAGAATGACTTAAAGAACTCAAAGTTATGTGAGTGTTAAGTCTACTTACCACCACGTATACCTTTAACAACATCGACAACCTTCTTCATACCAAAGGAAGCAGCAACAACAACACTGAGTAGCATCCAGTACTCGTCTGGTACGTCATTCTTTAGTATTATAAAGGCATCACTGATCCTCATCACCATCTCTGGTTTATCCAACACGGCAGCTAGAAACATAGCTACGAATGGACTAGTCAGGATGACGGTGAGGTACTCATCTTTCCAAGACTCTCCTGAGTTCTTTGCTTGTATCTCATCCCAAGCTTGGTCACCTTTAATGATGGTGACTTCTCGTTCATGCTTAGCTTGAGCCTTCTCAGCCTTGTTAGATAGGTACTGTTTACCTACACCAAAGATGCCTGAGATGATTGGACCTATGAATGGTATCATGGTACTCTCCTTACTTTTTCCAACTAATCCTTGCAGAGCCTTTCTTCTTTTTAGAAGCAGAGGTACACTGTGCTTTGGTAGGTCTGCAAGCAGGGTAAGGACGTTTAGATTTAGTAGCAGACTTACGACCACAAGGCTTGCCTGTTTTACAATCTATCCAGCCCTTACCTTTATTACGAGAGAACCATTTGTTTAAGCTATCACTTTTTCTTTTTGCTGCCACTTTTGTTTCCCCAGTTTTTAGCACCAACTTTACGGCACTTCACTAATGCACCTGATGCGTAAGCAGAAGGCCACTTAGTATACCGTGACTTTACTTTAGTATAACAAGCATCTTTCTTGCCAGTAGTTTTCTTAGCTGCCATTACTTTTTCTTTTTCTTAGGTTTAGTGTGAGAAAGCATCTTACTATTCTTTGTATGCTTTTCTCCTGTCATTAGATTACCATTTGTCTTATGAGTAGGGCCTGTGTACACTGCCCCACTTTTTAAGTAATGTGTTTTATCTTTTGCCATGTTACTTCTTCTCTTTTATTTCTACCATTTCTTACAACTCCAGTACCTAGCAGTAAGTTTACTAGGTGGATTGGTGTCACACTTATGACGCGCTCTAAAGCTCTTCTTGCGTTTAGGCTGGTCCTTCTTGATAGTCATGTTGGCATCGCCAAACCTTATGAGTTTGACTTTACCTTTATCTTTAGCTAAGACAGCAAACTTCTTCCCTCCTTTTCTAGAGTTCTTAGGTTTGTTGTACCCAGAGAATTTCTCCCCTGCTCTTTCGATAGCCATTAGTAACTTGACTTTTTCTTCATCATAGGTTTCTTCTTAGCCTTAGCTTTAACTTTAGCTTTAGCTTTGTCTTCTGGTTTCTTCTTCATTCCGTTCTTTTTCATTAACATAGTCTTCTCTCCTTGGTTGGTTGGTTAGGGTTGACAGGTCTTAAGTTCTAGTGTATACTGTGTATAAGGTTTACATTTAATTAGGAGTTGTTATGATTAATACTGTTTTTGATTTATGTGTTACTTTTCTTATTTGGTTAGCACCATTCTTTGACATGACATACAAAGAAATTAACGTGTGGGTATTCTGTATCATCTGGCCTATTGAGAACCTTATAGTTTTAGTAGCTCTGATACTGGTCCTAAGTCGAAAGAAAAGTTTGAACCTTGACCGGGGCGTGACCCAAAAGCTCTAGCTACTCCGTTACGAAGGAAACCGTACAAAGCTGTATCCCCTGTAGCAGTCTTACCCGCCCACTTAGAGACATGGAGGAGTCTCTCAGCTAGGGTAGCACTTTCAGGTAATGCATCATTGAAGTCATACGTATCTGTTACAATAACACGACCCTCATCATTAATGACCCACTTCATATCCCCTAAGGTTTTTTGAATAGAGTCCTCATCGTTACCAAATATCTGCCATGAACCACTTGACACACCACTCTGTCCTTTTTGGTAGTCAGTGTCATAATCTACTCGGCCTTGTTTAGTATCGTCGCCTTGAGCCAACATAGTCCTCTTGATCGCTCTACCTATAATATTCTTATGTGCAGCTTGCTCACCTTTAGAGAAATACGACTTACCTAGGTTTTCATCACTGATCCCTAAGATGTCTGATGCAAACATACGATATTCAGCTGGTATAAAGTGAGTAACTACCTCATCTACTTCTTCTTTACTGGTAGGAGCTGCACTACTTTTAATGATAGGAGGCTTACGTGGTGGTGTAGGAAAGCCACTATCTTGTTCAGGCTTACGTGGTGGTGTACCAAACTTAGAGGATGGCTCGGCAGCAGCCGTAGCTGCATCTGCTTCATCCTGTGTAGGTAGGGGGAGGCCCTTCGTAGCATCAGCAGCTTGCGCTGTACTGATAGGATTGATAGTGTTGAGTACTTCACTAATCATCTTACTGAAAGGACTCCCCTCGTTTATATTTGCTTGGGCAAACAACCCAGCCTCTTCTTTGCGTCTACGGGCAAGGCCCCTAGAGTACTCACCGTTGATGTTAACGAAGCCAGCTTCTTCAGAGAACGCTTCGTGCATAAAGTCTTCAATGTTACCAGCTTCAAGGAACTTCTTAGCTTTACTACTACCCCATGAGCCTGAGCCTACGTTGTAGATTAAGGATGTAATAGCTTGTAGCTTGCCTTCATCATCCTCCATGCCAATCTTCTTCAGTGAAGCAGAAGCATGTGTCTGCGCCCACTGTGTATCTGCTTTCAGGACTGCTTCAGCATGGTCTTGTGACAGACCTTGACGGTGATCTACAAGCTCTCCATTAATACTAATGAAGCCTGACTTAGCTTCTTCAGGTGTAAGCTTGTGACCATACGCAATAGTATGTGTACCTCCTTCTAAGGACTCATGACCATACCATTTATTATCTCTACGTCCTGCTCCAGCAGAGTTTTCAAACTCCTTGAGCTTTTCCACTTGTGTCTCTCCTACTTCTGTTTCATTTGATTGCTCCAGACCTAACATTAGGTCTATATCTACCTTGTCAAACTCTTCAAAAACTTCTTCATCAGACATACCTATAGGTACATCAAACTCTAACATACCGTGAACAGGGTGGTTAATCCCTACTTTTTCGTACTTTTCAAAGTCTACTGTTGGTTCTTGAAGTTGTTTCATACTAGTTAGAGTCCTTTTCTACATTTCTTAAAGTGTAATCAAGTACACGTGATAGACTTTTAGCAGCTTTTGAATACCGTTCAGTATTGTTTTTGTTACCTACTTGTAATGACTTTTCAACTCTTTGTCTAAAACTCTTACTTATAGGTTTAGGATTGATACTAAAGTTTTCAGAAAACTCTTCACCTAACATATGGCGAGAAGCTCTAGTATCTAACCCATGTTCTTTGTATTGATAGTAGTGGACCATCTTATCAAAGAAATTGTTTAACTTTTCTGTCTCTTGATTTATTACAATACCAGCATAATTATTACTAGACTTACCAAACTTAGGGATTAGTTTATCGTCTTGGTATACGACTCCTTCAAAGTTAGGATGGTTTTCAAACTGACTAAGGTGTTGGGTAGCTGATCCGTTAAACACATCAAAAGCTGTTGCACCTACAGCAGCTCTTTCTTTTTCTGGTAACTTAGCTAAGTACGAATCAAATACAGGACTAGAAATTCGTTTCCGTAAGATATCATAATCTTTAGCTTCTAACCTACCACGTGCGTGTGCTACAGCTATTGGAACTATAGAAGCTTTAAAAGTTTTATGATTGGTTTCGTCAGGTTGTTGGTTCTTAAGGAGTTCGTCTAATGTAGTTAAAGAAGCTTTTACTGCAAGGTCTACAGTTTCATCTGTTGAACTAGAAGGCTCTTCATTAACACCAATCCAAGCACTCAAAGCTTGAGCTATTGTATCAAACTCACCAGTACTCATAGACTTTAGTAAGCCGGGGTTCATAAAATCAGCTAAACCTCTTGGCCCTACTAAATCTCTTATACGGGCTAACGAAGGTAACTTGTCTCTAAAACTAAGAAGGTTATTACTCTCTACCATTTTATTAACAGTCTCAAGGTTTTTACTTAATCCTTGGGGCGTTTTACTTCCACTAACTATTTCACGATAAATTTCTACATGACTTAACATATAAGCTGTAGCTTCCTCTCTATCTGCTTTAGAAGGGAACTTAGCTGCAAGTGAAGCTACCTGTCCTGCTTGCCACTCATCCATAAGTCGATGAACTTCAGTATAACCTTCTGTAGTAATAATACCTTGCCGCATACTATCAATAGCAGGAGCTATAGCGGTACGTAAAGCTAAAGCATCGTCAGAAATACCTCTAAAAAGTGTATCTCTATTAGAAAGGTAAGCTGTTGAGTGTCCGGTAACAACACCTCCTTCACTAATTACTTCAGCCTCTATTATAGCTCGTTCAGCTTTACGAACACTTACTTTAGACGTTAATAATCCAGTTTTTTCCCAATCTATTGAACCACTCGCATCCATTATAAGGGTATTATGTTCATTTGCCTGAGAATAAAGACGTTCTTGTAGTTTTACAGTCGCATTAGCTTCATTCTTAATAAGATCAGAAGTAGGGGTAATCCCCATAACTCTCTTAGCATCCTCTACCTCAGAAGAAAAACCGGGGTACTTGTTTTCAATCTCTATAACTTTCCTACGTAGAATTGTAGAGTAAGATGACGTACTTAATTTACCTTGAGCCTTAGCAGAGTCAACACGTTTTTTAGTAGTTTGAAACTCATCATAAGCTTCATTACGAGCAACTTGTAGCTCACGTACAATATCATCTTCAAACCCTTCAGCTGTAGCTTCAAAAACCTTACCACCTATTTTACCTAATTCACTTATTGCTTGACCCACAAAAGCCCGATTAGCTGTGGTCCCTGACCCACTCATTACAACTTGTTCTTTAGACTGTATATCGCTTGATACAAAGTCAGTAAATCCACTTCCTGTACGAGTAGCCATATTAGTTTCCTCTCACTTTTGTATTAACATACTCAGTACTAAAGAAGTTATAAAGTCTTTTTAAGTTTTCTTTTGTTGCTTGTTTGTTAATAGATTTAAGCATAGATGCCATTTGTCTAGTGTACTCTCTGTATACATGAGGTTTCTGGTTCTGATATGTAGCTGTCATAGCTGATATACGAGTGTATAAAGCTTTTGCTGTATCTTTGTCATTCGTAAGAATGGCTTTTAGTAAAATATCTTTGTTAAAAGTTACATGAGTTTTAATCCCACGTTTTATATCTTTCATATCTAAGGTAGCTTTATATACTTCGTCACTATGTATAGGAGGAAACCCAGCAGCTGTTAAAGTTTTCTCTAAAGTGGTATACTCTTTCATTTCTAAAAGTTTTCCAGACTTATTAATATTAGCGTTATATAAATGCATTGACCAAGCCCTATCATACCTACTAGGAGCGGGTAAAGACAAAAAGATTTCTTTTAATAACTCACCACTTTCACTAACAATACCACTAGGAGATAAAGTACCTTCAGCAAGGCCCCGTAATAACAGGGAGCCTCCTACTGTTTCCATCCAATCACCTACAAGACTTCCTGAAGGGCCTCCAAAGTCAGTTAACTTAAGGTCTTCAAAGTTAGTTAAGATTTCACTAATAATATTATCCCGTAAAGGTTGCATACGTCCTATATCAGTACCTTCAAAAAGACCTCCGATTACACCATTAGCTATAATTTTCCTTGTTGGTCCATCTACTTTTACTTCATTAACTTCTTCATATTTCTCAACAACTCCTTCTATAAGAGAGTCGATACCTAACCCAGCTGTACCGTACAAGACAGCAATAGAAGTTCCAAATCTAAGTCTTTCTGCTCCAGTTAACCCATCTGCTTGTTTAAATAGTATTTGCTCAGCTACTCTAATAGGGTGAGCAGCAAACTGCATAGGAATAGAAGCAGGGCCGCTTTGGTATGCTGCTCTACTAGAAGATTTCATGTTTCCTGCAAAGATTTCTGCACGTGATAGGACAGCTTCTAAGGCATCCCCTACTGGACGCTTACCTGTTTTAGTGTAATGCTCTAACCAAGCCATAGTAAAACCAGCCATTTGATTAAGTTT